GTGGTTATAAACTCTTTTTTGTTTTTATCTAAAAATAATAAATTAGTTATATTGTTATTTTTAATATGCTCTTGTAGTGTCTCTTTTATTTCGTCGCTAAAATATACTGTACGTGTACCAGCGTATGTTTTTGTCCTTACACCCATAACAGTATGGTCTTTAATATCTTTAGTTAGAGTATGCGTTATATGGATACAATTATTATCAAAATCTATATCGTTAATAGCTAGAGCGTTTATTTCTCCCATACGCATACCACAATACATAGCAAGTAAAAACTGTGTTTTATATAGTACTTTTTTCTCTTTATTGAAGATAGCGTCTAAAAACTCCTTTTGGTCTTGAACTGTAAAAGCTGTTATTTTTTTAGGTGGTTTACTTGATTTTGGTTTTGGATACTCAAAAGTATCCTCAAAAAAGTTATACTTAACAATATTCTTTTTAATGGCTATTTTAAATATGGTGTTAGATAACCCATAACCTTTTTTAATTGTACTGTCGGCGTACTTAGTTAAATATATTAAGAAATCTTTAACGTCGTCTCCAGTTATCTTTTGTATTTCTTTACGAGCTATATAATGACCGTCTATTTGATTTAAGATGTTTAGTTTTCTAATATATGTACTATCAATGATACGGTTTAATTTATACATCTCCTCTATGTAATTTTTTCCTATTTGATACATTGTTATAGTGGACTTATCTACGTATGTATCCGTGTTTAATTGTGTAATAAGAGCCTCTAGTTTATCTTTAACCTCTTGTCTTGTTTTACCATAAAAGGTTTTATATTTCCTTTTACCGCTCCTCAGTATATCCTAAGGTATACTCAGCAACCCAAACTTTTTTACCTCTAAGAGTACGTTGTAAAATTGTACCCTCGCCGTTACCTCTTGTCCTTTTCTTACTCATAAAAAATTACCTCCTTTTTTACTCCAAAACACTTGTAAAAAAGTAGGTAATCATATATAATAATTACATACAAAATACGCAAGTGTTTTGTTGCTATGGGTTAAAGTGTTAGTCGTCCAAACTGAAACGCTTTAACCTCTTTTTATATATTAAAATAATATATCTAATTTAGTCGGCTTGACGCCTTATTTCTTTTGGTACACCAATTATTTTGATGTTTTTTTCTACTATTTGTTTATTACTAAAAAATATTGGCTCAAAATCTTTTTCATTTAAAGGTTGTAAAACAACTCCAGCCTCATTTTGTAACCACTTTTTAAATGTTACCTCAGTATTATCTATCATAACAGCACAATTTTTACCGATTATCACAGCGACTAGCACGTTGAAAAATAACAATGTCTCCGTCTTGATATTTTGGTGTCATACTTGTACCACTTATTTTTAAAGCAAAATACTCTTTATCGCTGTTAGACCAGCTAGCTGGTATCTCCTCCCAGTCGTCTATATACTCAATAGCCTCGTTTGGTATCCCAGCTGGTATACGTCCAAGTACTGGTACTTTAGTAGTACGCTCTTCGGTTAAATCGCTTGTATGTATATTAAGATATTTAGCTAATAACTCTATCTTGTCGGGTCTAGGATATGCTCTACCATTATACCAGTCGTTTACAGTTGAATAAGATATATACAAATCGTTAGAGGCGTCCATAACTGTTTTATCTCTTAATTTCATATAATATTGAAAGTTATTAACAAAAGTATCTTTGGCTTTATCATAATGAGCTTTACTATTTATATAATGATATAATTTTTTATCCGTAAAATCTCGGTTATGCTCCAAAAATGTATTTATATACTCAAAGTATTTATCATAGTCTTTTTTATTTATTTTATTTATTACTAAATTAACTTGCTCCTTTTTATCGCTATCCAAATCATACTTTGATAGTATTTTCATAAGCTCTCTATACATCTCAGTATTATCTTTTTTGGTTTTCATAGCCGATACCCCCTTTACATTTCTCGTACATTATACACTATTTTACCGATTAAAACAAGAGTTTTTTATAATTTTTTGTAAAAAATTACGAAAAAAACAAAAAAAGTTATAAAAAGATATTGACAATAACGATTTAACCGTGATATATTTTTAGTGTAATAGAGAGGAGGGTAGCAAAAATGGAGACGTTAACACTTAGAGCCATAAGGATAAACAAAGGTTGGTCTTTGGAAGAGGCGAGTATTAAAATAGGTGTTAGTAAAGATACGTTGAGTAACTGGGAACGTGGAGAAACTTACCCAAGCGTACCTCAAATTAAACGTATCGAAGATGTATACAATATATCTTTTAACAATATCAATTTTTTACTCAATGATACCGATTTAAACGGTAAAAAAGAAAATATGGAGGTATAAAAAGTATGCGGAGTTAATATAACGCTAGATACTAATATTGATACTGAACTAGATAAAGTAAAAGAGTTAGTCGCTAGTTTAAATGAGGTCAAAGAAAAAGCTAACCTTATACAATTTATTAGTATCAAAGAGTTTACTAAGTTAACGGGTTGGAGTGAAAAGACAGTACAAGAGTTATACAACCGTAAAGATTTTCCAAGTACGGACTTTGGTAAAGAAAAGAAAGCTGAGGTACACGCTATAATTGATTATTTCAAAGTACCAAGAAGAAAAAAGGACGACTAACACGGAGGGATAAAATGAAAAAAATAAAAATTAAATGGGGTAACGTTATAAAACTATCTATTGCTTTATTTTGTATAGGAGTTATACTACACGACTTTTATTATCTTACATTTAAGTTTGGTATGTTAACTTGGTTTGGTGTAATTACACATATACTTTGTTGGTTAATAGTTGGTATGGTTTATGAAGATTTTGAGGAACAAATAAAAAATATCCCTAGCTACCGACCAAAGCACGCTAAGGATATTAAATAAAATGTTTAAGTATATTATCTTACCTTTAAATATATCACAAAAAGGATAAGGTGTCAATTTATGAGAGAAAAGAACATTGAAAACAAAATAAAAAGTTACTTGAAATCTAAAGGAGCTTACTACGTTAAGTATTTTGGTAACCAGTTTAGTCAAGTAGGTGTACCCGATATACTAGCTTGTTATAAAGGTAGATTTATCGGTATAGAGGTTAAAAACGAAAAAGGTAAAACATCTCCACTACAAGACGTAAACCTAGAGCAAATAAAACAAGCTGGAGGTATTAGTCTAGTAGCTAGGAGTGTAGAGGACGTGCAAAAAGTAATTGATAACATTATATAAGTACCAAGAGGAATACCAAAAACACGTTAAACCTAATTACCTATATGATATGGATACTGGAACTGGTAAAACAATAATGGGACTAGAACACCACCAAAAATACTTTAAAGACAAACCACTTTTAATAGTTGCTCCAGCGTCAAAAATCAATGAGGGTGGTTGGCAACGTACTATTGCCGAACACTACCCACACATACAATACAGTACTTGTACCTATAATATGCTAAATAAAAAGTACACCGAGTATAAAGACTGGTTTGTAATATTTGACGAGTGCCACCGCTTAAAAAACTCAACTGGAGTTTGGGGTAAAGCGGGATATAACTTAACAAAGATAGCAAGCGGTTTTATATTACTTAGTGCTACACCTATACCTAATGGTTGGGAGGATAGTATTAACTATTTTAAAATGTTTGGTCTTACTAAAAATAAAACACAGTTTATAAAGAATAATGCTATTGTATCCTTAGATATGGGATATATGGAGATTATAGGTTGGCGAAATGAGGCAAAACTAACTAATATGTGGAAATCTATATCACGTAGATTAAGTAAAGACGAGGCTACTGATTTACCACCTTTAGTATTTGAGGAGGTACACTTTAAGCCAAGTGTAATATACAAAATAATAAAAAAAGATAGAATATATGACGAGACCTTATACGATAATCAAATGAAACTAAGGCACGGGTTAAGGCTCAATGCTAATTTAGATAAAAAAATAGAATATATTAAGGAGTTTGTAGAAAACACAACTGATAATATAGTTATATTTTACAATTATCAAGAAGAGTACGAGCTACTAAAACAAAATATTACCAAAACAACTTACGTTTGTAATGGTGCTGAAAAAAATTATCCCAAAAAAGACGAGTGGGACAAGATAAAAAATAGTGTAACACTTGCTAATTACAAAAGTGGTAGCGAGGCTGTTGAGTTTACGTATGCTAATATAATAGTTTACTTTAGCCCAACTGAAAGCTACACCGAGTTTTACCAGTCATACGGTAGATGTTACCGAAACGGTCAAACTCAAAAGGTAACAGCGTTTAAGTTTGTTACTGAAAATACTATTGAGGCTGATATTTATAAAGCGTTAGATAGTAAACAAGACTTTAATTATAATTTATGGGAAAAGGAGAAATTAAATAATGGATAAAGAAATTAAAGAGATGTTAAAAAACATAAAGGAAATGTTAGAAATAGTAGAGGAGAGCGACTTAGATAAAGCTAAAGAAAAGTTTGAGAAAATGTTAAATGAGGCTTTAAATCAACCTTGCGAAATATCAATAAAAAAAGACAAAGACGGAGGAGCTAAAACTAAAGTTGAGGGTTGTAGATTATCTTTACTAATAACTTTAGCTGGCTTAGAAAAAACACTTTGTAAACAGTTACATTGTAGCGACGGAGAGTTTGAGTTAATTAAAAACTTAGTTGGTACAAAAGACGCTGACGACGTGGAGGTGTTATAATGGCTAACCCAAACGTAACAGTAGATAGACACAAATACGTTGGTGGTAGTGATTTACCTAGTATCTTAGGACTTAACAGTAAATATGGTACAAGCGTGTTTGAGTTTGCTAAGCAAAAAGCGGGTATTATCCCTAACCCATTTAAAGGTAATCAATTTACTAAATACGGTCAAATAATGGAACCAATAATTAGAGATTTTATAAATGCTAAATATCAAGTTAATTATTTAGAGGATACAGTTATTGATAATGAGCGTCATTATAGAGGTAATACTGACGGTATCGATAGAGACGCTGATATACCTATACTAGAGGTTAAAACTTTCGGCGAAAACTTAGATGTTGAATATTATACAGCCCAATGTCAATTTTATATGGAAACTTTTAACCAAGATAAATGTAGACTTGTAGGATATAAAAGACCAGTTGATTTTTATACTGGTATGGACTATGACTTAGAAAATGACGACAGCTACTTTAATTATGAGTTTGACGAAAATAGACTTGAAGAACACATAATTGAAAGAGACCCAGTATTATGGGCTAAGATAGAAGAACGTATCAACCATTTTAAATATGCTGTTGCTGAGTT